ACGTTAGTATGTATTAACGAAAGTCTTTTTAATGAGTCTATGTCTATTAAGTAATTCATTAGCTTTTATATTTCCATTTATAACCTCCAGCAGTTTTCCTTACCTTGCTTCCAGATGCTACCGCAGATATACTTCTATGGTCTATACCTGTAATTCTTCCTGCCTCTCTTACTCCATCAAAAGTCTGAATTAATTCGTTTTGTTTGTTTATTTGATGGACTTGTTTTTTATTTACACTTTTAGACTTTAAATACTCGTCAACTTTCCATTGTGGAAACTTATTCTCTCTACTCCATACATAACCTTTAGAAGTTAGTCTATTTACCCTTACATTACCTAACTCCTGCCTAGTTCCTTCTACCTTCTCGACAAATGTTCCATCAAGTTTCCATTTATAGAATGTCTGTCTAAATGTTTTATTAAGTAAAGGCTTTACTTTTTTAGGTAAATTATATTTATTAATCATTTTAGACTCAAAAACTAACGCCTCCTTTTTAGCTTCAAAAATTGCTATTACCTCAAACAAAGGAATCCTACCATTTGAAATAACATCTTGAATCCATTTGAATTTTTTATCTGCTTTTTTGTCGTTGAAATGAGATACACACCTTACTTTAAAATTTGTTGTTTGACCTATGTACTTAACCTCATTTGTAAAAGGACAAGATATTTTATAAACACTATACATAACTAATATATTAATTAATAATAGTGTAAAGATATGTTTTATTGTTGTCATATAATGTCTTTTATAATATTTAATCGAGGATAATTGACTGTTGCCAATAATGACGACAGTAAGGAGTTGTCTTGTCGCTTTTAGGGTTATGATAAAATCCTCCCCTATATAACCAAACGTCCCTATCTACCATTGCAGATACTTGCTCGATTTCTCCTCTAGTGTAATATCTATCTAAAGAAATTAACTCTCGACAGAATCCTCTAGTAGTTGGTATAACGTCCGGCTGTCCTAACTCAGGTCGAACCTCATAAGAATACACAACCGAAAGAGTAACTTTGTTATTAGAAGCTAAAAGTCTTATTCCGCTATCCGTTACCTTATTTCCGCTTATATGTCCTTCAGTTTTTAAGTTGTCTATCATTTGAGATAAATTAGAAGCTGGAACATTAATAGCCTTTCTTATTGTGTCGAAGTCGTTTCCTTCGTGTAACATTCCTAAAACATTGATTTGAATATCTGTAACCCTCTCAAATGTCTTATATTTTTTTAAGACTCCTTCCTCATTTAATCTCTTTGGGTTAGCTTCTTGAGTATGTAAAACTCTAGTTCTTTTTTTCTTCTTAGTTCCTACGGTTTTAAAAGCGTCTATAACTGGATCATTAGAAGCAAAGTTAAAAGTATTTTGCATTGGCTTTTCCTCTTCGGGAAGGTCTAAGTCAACCTCTTTAAAAAGTATTTCTCCGTCTTTCTGAAGTAATACTTCCCAAATATATTGCAAAGATGTTATTATCGCTCTTTGTCTATATTTGAAATATCCGCTTTTCATTAAGTTGTAGCTAACTTTTAACTCTGTTGCTCCTCCAAGTTGTCCTTCAGTCTTAACTCCAAATAATAAAGGATTAGTAACTGAGTGAGCAAGTAATATATTTTCCTTATTGTCCTTACTTAATGCTAAATATCTTGAATCTAAGTTGTTTCCTGTTAAATTAGTAACGGTTGTCTCTCTGTCTTTTCCGTTGTTGAAAGTTGCAAAGATTCCTCCTGCATTAGAAGAGCCTTGTCCAGCTTTTCGAACATCGTTAATAATGTCGTCCCTGTCTGAGTCTTCAGAAGGTTGTCCGTTATTAAAGTTTATAATAGTTCCTAAACTAAAGTTATTATAAATTTCATTTCTTCGGTAGTTGTTTATTTCTACGTCTGTCTCTATTGCTAAAATTCCTCCTGAATAAGGCGGAGCCGGATAAATTCCTTTCGTTATCTTACCTCCTAACTTAATTTGTTTAGGATCTTCTTTATAATATACTATTCTAGTTCCTGTTAAGTCATGTATATCAATTTCTTTATATTTAGTAAAGCCTTCCTTTCTGTCGCTCCAATCTTCTGAAACATAATAAGCATACTCTTCGTCATTTACCGACTTTCTAACTTGTTCAAAAGGTATATGGTCTATCTGAAAAGCTCGTCCATTTACAAAGTTAATAGCGTAAGCATAACCATTAAAAACCTCCATGTCTTGAGAAAGTAATTCGGTTATCTCGTCCAGGTTATAGTCTGAGTTTCCGTTCTTTTTAAATACGTCAAACTCCATTGATTGTGTTCCTTTATATCCTAGACCTCCGCTAACTGTATAGTGAACTTTACTTCTTATAATTCCGTTGTGCATTGCACAATTATAGTATAATGTAGCTAAATAATTAGGATATAAGTCGTCCGTTCCCCATTTATATATATTTTTCTTCTTGTCTATTGTCTCCGTTGGATTAACGGTAGGAATAGACTTAGAAGCGTTATAAAATGCGTAAGCCTTTGGAGACTTTTCGACCTCTCTAATTGGCTTCTGTATATCTAGCTTAATTGATTCGCTCATCGTCTAAATTAATTGTATGATAGTTGTCCGTTGGCTCTGCTTTATAAATTCTATACTTACTTATATAGTTGGGAGTTAACCCTGTTAAAGTAGGACTCGGATTATTGTTTGCTAACTCATATACTTTTAAGACTCCTTCTCCTGTTATTATAGGATTTGTTGTAGTGTCCATTATAAAAGTGTAAAACCTTTCGCTCGAATAGGTAGGAGTTAAATATAACTCTACTTCCTTTCCGTTTAAGTCGTCAGATTTAAAATAAAAATACCAATAAGGAGTTGAGATAGTCGGAACTAACTCAATATTTAATTCGTTATTGGTAAGTAGCTGAAGAATAAGCATTTTAACTCTTTTTCTTAGTCGTTGTTTTCTTTTTAACTTCCTTTTTATCCTCTTCTTTATCTTGAGGAATAGCTTTTACAGGAACAACCTTTTTAGGCTTATTCATTACAAAAAACTGTCTTTGGTTGTGTTGTATTAAAATTAGTTTATTCTCTTCGCAAACTTCAACCTCTCTATTAAGTTGAGCAATAAAAACGAAAGAGCCAATATATTTATTTTTAAGTTCCATGTCGTAAAGATATTAAAAAAAAGAGCCTCTCTAATATAAAGAGGCTCTTTTTAATTTACTATTATGATCCAGCTTGAAGGATTTGTTCCGCTAAAGCGTCCGAAATAGTTGGAGCAGTTTGTACCTCTTTACCGCTTAACGCTAAAGTATGTCCATTTCTGTTCCCCATTTCCGTTCCTGAGTCGTCTGCTTCTGTGTCTATCATAAGACCGTTCAATAGACCGAAATGTCTATTTAATCCGTTCTCATAAAAAGCAATAACTCCTAAACGTCCTTTATTCAATAACGCTAACAAATCAATGTTTGCTTGAGTCTTGTCGGCTAATATTATTTGCACCGCTTGAGCATAGAAGAAAGTTCCGTCTGCTCTCGAACCTGTTCCAGTTTGAATAGCATTAGATAACTCCATTTCTACCTGGAAGTCATATGCTTGTTTACCGTTCTTCATTACGATTCCAGTAATAGCGTTAGCAGTCCTAGTATAAGAAAATCTATTCTCTAAGTTATAAATAATAAACCTCTTAACTCCTCCTACGCTTCTACAATTTGGCTTAGTGTAGCCTGTTGTCAATTCACACATAATTTTTAAGTTTTAAAGGTTTATAATTAACTAGCAGGTAAAATCCATTTTACAAACTCGTTAGAGTTTACGTATTCAACACCTAATCTATATTTAATATCAACGTGAATTTTATCTTCGTCTTGAGAATAACCTACGTAGAAGTCTTCCCAGTCAGATTGTAAATCCGTACCGATAAACATTCTGTCCAATGGCCCAGCATAAATCGAAGAAGTTCCGTCTAATCCATGTACTAACTCAATAGTTGTAGTCGTTCCATGTAAAGTAACGCTAGTATTATCGTTAGCAGGGTTATAATGGAATAAATTAGCATTTGTAACCGCAGTCAAATATAAGTCAAAAGTTTCCTTCCCTACGAATATTCTATGCTCTCTTCTTAATACTGGAGTCGGCATTGCGTTTCTTACGCTTTGTAAGATAGCAATTACATTAGACGCAGTTATTGAAGCGATAGCCGTAGTATTAGCATTAGAAACTGAAGCGTCAGCATCAAACTTCTTTTTGAATCCGTCAATCTTATTTAAGTTAGGAGCAACGTTCCCTAAAGAACCTTTCCATATTAAATCTTCGTTGATTTCTTGAATTTTTCCTATTTGATGAGCGATGATTAAATCCTCGTAAGGTAAATTCTCTTGTCCAGCTCTGAAACCATTAGGCAAACCTAATTGTCCCCAAGTGTTTACTAAGTCCTCAGAACAAAAATCTTGTTGAGATTTGATAGGCTTAACCGTCATCGCTTTGTCTGTTAAAGTAGTTGTTCCACTTGCAGAACGTCCACAACTAGAAGCGTCTTGTAAAACGATAGTGTTATCAATTAATTTTATTTCTTCAGAACCTTTTACTCCTTCCATAACTTGGATAAGAGAAGCCGTTCTTCCATCGTAAATCATCGCTGGAATTATTTGCTCTGCTTGTTCGTCTACATAAGTACCTAAACCTGTAACGTCCCAATTAAATTTTTGCTCTATTCTTTGAGCTAATCTATTTCTTCTTGACATTTTTTTAAATTTTAAAAGTTATTATTATTTTGATTCTTTTACTAAGTCTTTCCAAGTCTTTTCTCCTGTTCTTTCAAACTTCTTTTTGCCAGGAACTTTCGCTTCTGCTAACTTTTCGAATTTAGACTCAGTTTCTTTTTTGTAGTTTTCAAAGTTTTCGTTTAACGTTTTTAAAACGTCAACTACTTCCGACAAAGTAACGTCTTCAGGCATAACCTCTTCTTCTACTTCCAGTACTTCAGTAACGATTCCGTTAGCATCTACTTCGATTGTTCTTCCGTCTTCCAACGTATGAGAACCTTCAGGAGCCGAAACTTGATTTCCTTCGTCATCTGTTATAAATACGGCAGTACCAACTTCAAGGTCTCCCTCGTAAGATATTACTACTCCGTCTGTTGTTGTAGCTTCAGCAAACTTCTTTTGGTCTTTACCGAAAACTATTCCGAATAATGATTTTTTTCCTTTACTCATTTTG